TTTTTGCAATCTGCCATACCTCAAGCTCAGCAAATTCCTCTTCTGTATATAACCTTTCGGTAAGATTGCAATCTTTAAACAAGCAAAATCTGAGCATCTCATCGCTTGATCTGCTGACAGCGTAATCGTCCGCCGTCTTACCTATAACCTCCTGCTTTTTGATTAACAGGTCGGCAACCTCCGTACGTCTTTCTTCTAGTGTTTTTCTAATCTCATCTTGCTGAGAGGGCAAAAAGATACTCTTTACGGTTTTCTTTAGATTTTCTATTTCGAATTGCAGAGATTCGATTTTTTGATCTTCCTCATGCGTCCAGATACCATCTTCTATGACGCGCTTTTGCCTATCCTCTCTGCTTTCGACACCCTTTGACAGTGCAATCTCTTTGTATCTGTCATGATACTTCTGAAGGTATCTTTGATCCCTAATGTTTATGTGTCTAATATAAACAAGCCTGTCATCTAGGGTAGCTTCAGTATACCCATCAAATGCTTCACCGATTAGCGAGATGTAAAATTCTTCATTCAAAGTTCGCCTTTTTCCATCTGCTCGATAAGCGCATTAAACTCATCAGGAGTGGAGGCTTGATTAAAGAACCAAAAAGCCAAAATTGTAGTAACCTTTTTTACTAGTTGGAGATAAAAATCATCCGATTGATCCTCTTTTTTGTAATAGTCTTCCACTCGCTGTTCAAAATCCTCACCAGTAAAATATGGCGTTGGCTGTTCCTCATCGTCAGTCTGAACGTGAGTTAGCATTAAGGTATACCACAGCAATAGCCTGTTTTGAGCCTTTGTGTCGGCTGTATGATCAAAAAGGGTGTGCATGGTGGATTCAACCTCAACCATCTTTTGCTTAGTTGCGCCCAAGTCCTCTTTAATCTTTTCCAAGCGTTTTTTCTGCTTATCTGTTTTCTTATCAGCAGAATCCAAGCGCACATATTCATTCTGTAGATTTAGCACCTCGGTATAAAGCTTGCCGTAATCCTTTGCATCTTGCTCACTAAAAACACCACCAGTGTCACTGTATTTCTTATAGAGCATTGCCTTTGTAAGGATGCCCCTTTTGACACAACGACTCATTTCAACAGAGTATTCTAATTCTGCATCTTCAAGCTCCCTTCTGGATGGGCGCTTGATCCTTACCTGCACAGGCACCTTCTCGGTAACTGTTTTGGTGACTGTTGTTTCCTCGCCAGTTTTCTTGTTTTTGCGAGTGTGACTCTTTTCTACCTCTTTTTCTTGGTCGAGGCTAAATGTATATAATTCTTTAAAATCCATATCCTTATTCCTTTATTTGAAGACAAAGCTTACAGTATAATTATCAAGCTCAGATCCTAAATTTCTAATTGATTCGTTACCGAAGTCTAAAATTCTTTTGCGAATCCAGTTTACCTTTTCTGGGGTAAAGTGATCAGCCGTGTCAATAATCGGGTGGTATTTTTTAGGAATGTTGTCATAAAGCTTTTGATAATGAAAATCATGGTCTTTTTTCATATCCTCCACCAGCAAAAGCATTGTTTTAAACAGTGCAGAAATCTCCCTTTGTGACCTAAGAGTTAAATTTTTTTTGGCGTTCATACCTTAAACCTATCTTATTATATAAATAAAAGTGTAAAAATCAATATGGCGGGATTTTTATCAGCAGATCAAATCAATAAAATTAAAAGTTTAGCAGATACTTTGCATACAACCTTTGCTCAGACAATAACTGTATACAAGAATGCAAAAAAAACTCTTATTGCCTCGACCCCAAAATGGAACTCTTTATACGGTAGAACCAACACGGGTTCAAATAGCTCGGTTGAATACACGACTATTTCTGAGACGTTTTCCGCAAGAGTGTATTATAAGCAGATGGATAAGGAGCTTATGTCGTCGGGCGGTGACGCGCAGGCTGGAAGTCAAAATAAAGTGGTTCTGCCAGATGGTTCTGTGGCTATTGTTGTTAAGGAGGCTGGCTACAATTACATTCGAGAAGCGCGTAGGGTAGAGTTTGATGGTCGCTTCTTCGCGATTACCAGCGATGGCAAACCATCAGGCTTGATCGACAATCAATTCTTTACCTTTGTTCTTGTCCCAATTGACGAATAATGGCCGCACTTCCACCAGATGTAATTGCAGCGCTTCGAAAACAGGCCCCCAAGGCTATGCGTAGGGGAATGGAGAAGGAGGTCAAAAAAGAATTTGACAGAATCAAACAAGAAATGATTAAGGAATTTTTGGGCAACCCAATTACCCAAGAGATCTTGGCGGGTCCAGACGCAGGGAATATCAGTGGAACCTTGGGCGGTGTATCAAACCTGTTTGCCTTTATTGGTTTTGACAGGGGCGAGCAGCCCATTGGACCAATTTTGGACCTTTTTGAGAAAATGACGATTAAATTTGAAAGAGAAATTAAAAGGCCAAAAATAGGAAACAGGTTCAGAGTAGACCTTCCTACAGCAGAAGATATTTTTGCAATAACCCCTCTTCCATGGGCTACAGGCCGCAGTTGGGCGCAGGGAATAGAGCGCGGGCTTTCAGGATTGGGCTATCTCTTGAGAAAAAATAAGGGTAGATCAGGCGCTGCAATCCAAAGCCGTGTAAAAGTAAGGGCAGGCAAGTTTCAAAACTCCCCCTACATATCTGCCTTAATAAGCAAATATAAGAAAAAGTTTGAAGAATTACGATGATCGAGCAATTCCAACATAAGTTAACCACTTCATTTTTTATGTGGTTTGATAATTTTCTCTTGAGCAAAGGAGAGGCTTACACCAATACCACTGGCGAATTTTTCTACTATGATGACCCAAGGGTCGATTCTGACTACAATGTCTTCGGAAGCCCTTATAAACAGTGGGTTACAGACAGCAGCATCAATGGGGTAACGGTTCCAACTGGGGTTTTTGTTGGCCCAAGATCTAATCCGCACAATGGTGAATCTGGCAGACCTGATGGTTTTATTTTTGATTTTGAAAACGGCAGGGTCTTAACACCCACAACGGTTACAAGCGGATCATCTGTTACTGGTTCCTTCGCGGTAAAAGATTTTAATGTTTATTTTACTAATGATACTGAGGATGACTTGATTATCGAAAACAAGTATAAGGTCAATTCTCGCTTACCTTCGGCAGATTATAATTACATTGAGCCTTATGACGACGTTGTTCCCGCTATTTTTCTGTCTGTGGCGCAGGCTGAAAACAAAGGTTTTGCACTTGGCGGAATGATGGACACAGTTGTGCAAGCGAAGGCTGTGGTGATGGCTGAAGACCCCTATCAACTTGATGGCGCTTTATCCATTTTTGCTGATTCGGTCAATGAGATCTTTACATCAATCCCCTTTACAGGATATCCAATCACCGAGTTGGGTGACCTAAAAAACAATTCCTATTCATATTCTGGGGTCAAGGAGCCTTATGAAACCAATACTAGCTTTTACGTTGATAAGGTAAGAACCTCAAAGTTAAGCGATAAGGTCAAAAAATCTTTAGCGAACGAATTATATGTGGGCTTTATAGATTTTGACCTGCAACAACATAGATTCCGCTTCTCTTAATTTCATATTTTAACAATAAAACTGTAAACACAAGAAAGAATAATTTATTATGGCCAGAAATAGAGTAATTTACCAATCCGAAGCTCTTTATGTTAGTAAAGACGCATCTTCTACTGCATCGGGCGATCACGCGCAATTAGAGCGTGTGCAAAGCGCCAACTACAGTTTCAACATTAACCGTCAGGACGTTAACCAATATGGCACATTAGCGCGTATTGGAACGGAAATCATTGAGCCTCCCACGGTTACAGCAGACTTTTCTTACTATCTTACGCAAGGCTTCAATGAAAAAGCCCTGAACTTTTCAGTTCAAACAGGATTTAAAAACTCTGGAAACTTCCCCTCTGGTCACATGGTCGGAGGAAGTGGTCAAAACCTTTTTATTCTTACCGTTCCCGAAGGTGAGGACGCAGACGATATAGATGCTGGCGAGATCAATCCTGGGACGCAGCCAAACGCACTACAAGTTGTAGGTATTGGCAACTGCTATATCTCTGATTACACTGTCGATCTGGCCGTCGGCGCACTTCCAACGGTTTCGGTAACAATGGAAGGCTCGAACGTCGTTTCTGATACTACTGTTTCGGGTGTTAATGCCACAGGGCTTACAGGAATTGAAACGCCTGCTGTTAACCAAGAGTCGGGAACTGACTTAGGGTTTTTTGTGCAGCTTCCATACCCAAGTAGTGGAGTTACCGATGATAATACAATGCCAGTTGCTCTTCGTCCTGCGGACGTTACGGTATCTCTTAAAAATCTACAGGATGACAGCATGGTTGTTATTGATGGGTCTGATGAGGCTCACATTCAAAGCTGCTCGATCTCGTTGCCGCTTTCCAGAACACCTCTTAACAGGCTTGGAAGTAAGTTCGCTTATGCGCGGACAGTGGATTTCCCAATTGCAGCGACAATGAGCATTAACGCTATCGTTAACGAGCAAAAAGCATTAAACCTCGCGGATCGCTTGGACACTTTTGACCAACAGGAAATCAGCGTTGTTATTGCTAACCCAAAAGCTACAGGTAAGGCTTTGCCATTCGATTACGATACCAATAATACTAGAGCGATAGCTTACACCTTTAAGGGCGCCTCTTTGGACAACACCTCAATCTCTTCAAGTATTGGAGCCAACAAGTCTGTAGACTTGACCTTCTCTACTGAAATTGGTGGAGTAAACGATGCTGATCACGGTATCTTCGTTCACGTTGCGTCGGGTATTATTAGTGGGGATGCTCCAATTTGGGGTCCAGGTCTCCCAGCCAACTTCGGATAATACTTAACTTAAAACAAATTAAAAAACCCCACTTTCCGAAGTGGGGTTTTTTTGTGTAATAAAATATACTATGCCTGATAAAGATAAATCCCCTAAAACAAAATGGGTAGCGCCGAAATCAGCGCCAGATCCAAAACCTTCCCAAAAGGTGGATTTTGGCCCAGTTCGTCACGGACCACATCTTAAGAAGACAATCCTTAAAATGAACGATAACGAGTTGAAGTCATACAGTAAACAGATAGGAGTGCCTTTTAATGGTGACAAAATTGATTTCCTCTGGGCAGCTATAACCAAGTATAACAGCCAACAATAATTTAAAATGAGCGACAAAAAAGATAAAAAAACCGCACCTAAGAAAGCTAAAGCCGCAGCTAAGCCCAAGGCAGAAGCTAAGCCTAAAACAGAAGTTAAGCCTAAAGCAGAAGTTAAGCCTAAAGCTGCGCCAAAGACCGATAAGCCTACTGATCTAGCAAGCTTAAAAGCTAAGTTTAAAAAGGAAGCTCAGGCTCTTAGAAACGACAAAGCTAAGTCTCAGGAGCTTAAAGCTCAATACATAAAAGACATAGCTAAGCTTCGCGGCTTCTAAGGAAGCTCATCGCGCAATCTTCTGTATTTAATACTTCTACCTAGAAGGGGTATATTGTTCCGCTTGCGTCAATACCTCCCAACTGAAGAGGCTGCGCCTCATAGATGTTGTATTGAGCCGATAAACGCTCTACATTAGCCATAGAGTCGCTTGCAAGCCCCCTATAGACCTTGGATACCTCGTTCCTGTTAACGAAGGTTACAGAGCTTTCTCCGTCCCTTAAAGACAGTATGTTGTCGCCACTCACATTGGAGTTAACTATACCCCTAAGAGAGTTCCTAGCTTCCTTTGTGTAGTAGTTATACAGGTAAAGCTCTTTAAGTATATTCTGAGCTTGTGTATCAAGAGTCCCGCGACTACCAGAAGCGTTAGCGCCTGAAAAGTCGCTATAGATATGGGTGTTGAGACGACCAAGATTTTCAAATAGCCAACCACTAATTGCACCAGTGGTAGTGACACCTGTATCGTTATTGAATTCAGTATTTAAAATACCCGAAGCTAATTGCCATAATACCGTAGACATGCTTCTTATTACACTGATATATTAAATATCTCGTAGAATTTTAAGAGTTTCAGCGTGAACTGGGTTGTTTGGGTCAAGCTCCATCTGCTTCACAGGTTCAGGAATGATATTCCTGCGATTATTTCTGCTATACGCCTTAAACTCTTTAAGTAGCGCTTTCTTCATTCTTGGTTTATCCAAGACTGGATTGAGTCCCGCCTCTTTGGCCATACGCATCATATCCGTCACATCCATTTCTTTTAGGTTTTCTTCAAAAATATCAAGCTCATTAGTCTTAAACGGGCTTAATTGAGGCACCCCAAGGATAACTTCTAGCTCTTGAATTTTAGCTCTAAATTCTGGGCTTCTAGTGTTTCCACTAGCCTTCATCTCTTGAATCTCCTCGATCAACCCTTTTTTCTTAGGCTGCTCCTGTCCCGTGGTTACCTCTTCGTACGGCTGCTCTTCTTTGCTCATATACTATTATATACACTTAAAAGGTTAATTACAAAAAAAAGGGGCCGCTCCTTTCGGAGCGACCCACAATTTTTAAGGTTTGATTTCAACCGTTAGGCTTTCGGGATCATCTTACCTACGAGAACGCGATTGTCGAGAACGACACGGCCTTCTTCGATGGAGCCGAAGTAGCCAATCTTGTTCTGGCGGATGCTATACTGATCATCAGCAAGGAGAGTAAACTCACCACCGCTTTCGGAATCGGTTGCTACAGCACGAATCAGAGAGTCCCTACTGCGATCTACGCCGACAACAATGTCGTCGCCATCCTCAAATGCCTCGCCCAGAGTGCCATCAGGCCGCTCATAAGTGCCGCCTTGAGCAGTGAACAGGTTAGTGAACCTTTGGTTTGCACCCAATTCGTTAAGCTCCATGATAGAGATACCGTAGAACTCGGGAAGACCCGCATTTTCATACAGTTGGCTCCTGATAGAATCAGGCGCAGCAATACCGTCCTCGGTGTTTGCTGGGGCGGCACCATCAGCAGCAACGCTGTTGATTGGGTTGTAAGCCATTGCGCGAAGATCTTCAACAATCTCAGGAGAGCAAAGAAGATCAGTGATCCCCTTAGTGCGATTGGTGGGGGTTCCACCAACCCATGAAGTATTAATCCTCTTGGCAAGAGTAAGAAGCTCATTAAGGTCATTCAAGATGAAACGATCATCTTGAGTACTCTTTTGAACATGTTCCTTGCCGTTAGTTGTGGCGTTAGCCAAAGCCGACATAATCAATGTCGCAGATGTAGTTTCCTGCTTAATAAGAATATTTTGAGCTACGCGAGTGAAGGTCTTGCTGACCACATCCATACGGCTCTTGGCAGCATAGCGACGGTCAAAATCTACAGCACTATCAAGGCTGTAGGTAGCAAGCTTCAACTCAGAAGCTGTTGGCAACACTTGACTGGAGGGAAGACCGCCAGCGTGGCTTTGGCTCCAAATCTGAACATAATCCTCATCGGAAATGTTGTAGTAGAGATCCAAAGGAATGCTTGGATTGTCATCCGCATCAAATTGAAGTGTTTGAAAGAGATTGCTCACGGTTGGAGCCTGATTGAGAACTTCGGCCAAAACTGGTCCGATGAATTCTGCAAGCGCGACCTGAGCCTCATAGGCAACCTGACGGTTGCGAGAAGCCATAGCTTTTACAAGCTCGACTTGTTCTGGTGTTCTTTTTAAAGTAATTTTCATTTTAGATTATTGATCCTCCTGAGTTTTAATTAGAGTTTAATTACGATGTATTCACCCAAAAACTGGTCGCTTGTTGGACCTTGGTTTTCGCGGATTCCTGTTCCAATAACCATTCCGAAATGACCAGACTGATGCCCATGGTGACTGTGACCATTGGCCGCTGCCCCTGCGCCAGTAACTTTTCCTGGGGTTACAGCAGACATCTTCACTGATGTGCCAATTGGATAAGCGGAAACAGAACCGTCAAATCCACTATTGCTTAGAGTAAAGATACCCTTGGTTGCAATTGGGACAGCCTGTCCTGGGAGCATTGCCTGAAGCTCAGTTTGTTTGGTTGGATTGTAGAGAAGTTTTTCTCCGTTTTCGTCATTTTTTGCAGTTTGGAACAGGGTGATTCCTAATGGATGTTGCCCTGCGGTGGCCGCATTGACCTTAAGATTGACTTCGGGATACATCGCTGTGCCACCAAGAAACGGATAGCTGGTGTCACCCAGATAAGTGTTTGTTTGGTAGGTTACAGGATCATTATTCCAGTTGCCATCTGTGATAGAGACAAAGACTCCAGCATCGCCAGAGCCTACGTCAGTAGTTGAGTCGAGAACCGAGTTGTTGTCCAACGCATAAAGGTTAACGACATCAGCATCATCATATTGCCTGAAAGGTAGAATTCTAATAGCCATATTGTTTAATGTTAAAGTTTGTTAAGAGATTTCGATATTGTCACGGGTGAAAGCCGCCCTGAATTTCTCTCTCAGGGTAGGCTCTTTGGAAGCCACTGCCTCATTGGCATTGGCCACAGGAGCATCGGTAGCTTCAGCAGCGTCAAGAGCCTCTTCCACTTCCACTTCTTCAGTAGATGCGGTGCTAACCCTTTTGGCGACTTCTTCGTCGATGCGTTCTTGAATTTCAGCATTAAAAGCAGCCTGAGCTTCTTTATTCTTATGCTTCCAAAGAACTTCAAGTTTGCCAGCGAAGGAAGCGTAAGCCTCTTCATCACCAACCTCTTTTAGCTCATTAGCAAGAAATTCACGATCTTGATCGTCAAGTTCGAACTTCTGATCAAGGTCATCCATGCGCTCATTGAAGCGAGCGACGGCCTCTTCGGCCTTCTTGTCGTTCTCAAAAGCCGAAATGCGCTCATTGGCGGCACCAAGCTTTTCTTCAAGTTCTGCAACAGAAGACTTTAATTCTTCGTGTTCCTTGACAGCGGATTCTTTGGCCGACTTAGCCTCTTCAATATCCTTACGGTATTGTTCGTCTCTTTCTTTGATTGCTTGCGCGAAAGTGTCGGTCATTGAAGCGACAGCCTCTTTATTGAATTTCTTCTCATTAAGAAGCTCTTTAAGTTCTGAAATAGTGTTTTCAATTTCCATAGCGATAATATCCTTTTTGGTGTTTACATTAATTTTATTGTTTTGTGAAATTTTATCACGCTTATCGTTTATAAAAGGGACTGGTTTATCATCCAATTCTGAATACAAGCCCTTTACATCCGCAGCGGGATTTAACGTATAAGCAATCCCTAATGGGTAAATGTCACCTGTTATTAACCTAAAAATACTTTCGCCATCTTGAGTCTTTCCTGAACCACCATAGGTCCTTAAAAAACCCTTCATTTCCTCTATTTTACTAGGATCAGAGATGATTCTAGCGTCTTCTAAATCATCACTGCCAACGGCTAAAACATAATTACTGAATCCGACCTCCCAGCTTGCAGAAACCTTTTTGTATGCTGAGTCATTCGGGTCAATTGACCTTTCAACGAGATCGGTGAAATTTTTATTAACGGACTTATAAATTACTGCCCCCAAAGCAATATTAAATGGATTTTTTTTATTTTTAACTTGCTCATCGCTTAGCAACTTGCTTGAACCATACTCGCTGAAGCCCGCAGAAACTATGTGTCCCACGACCTTTTGTTTATCGTGTTCTATGTTCGTGGGCTTATGAACAAAATTCTTTGTGTATTTTAGGGCGGTGGAGGTATCCATGCCGTCCCCATTTCTATTGAACTTATTAACAAGCGCAGCGTTAAAAGCCACGCCCAGCAAATCGATATTGCTATCGTAGTCTATGTCGGTTGGAACGAGTGGAGCTAAGTTGTCTAGTGAGGCTTGAGATATCAAAGAAGATTCATTGATTTCACACGCTAAAATCGGGGACTCAAAAGTTGTGGTATACTTGTAGTCCATTATTTTTTCTCCATCCAGCTTTTAGGCAGGGCGCTTTCTGCTCCTATTTTTTTAGCTCTTCGTATAAGTTTCCTCTTAAACTCTTCAAAAGTCATTGATCCCTTATATCGACCCCAGCTACTAACGGCATTTCTTACATCTCTAGCTGACAAAACTGGAAAAGATCTTCTTTTTGGGTCAAGGAAATCACTATCATTTAGTTCGCTTCTTTTTTTTTGCCGAATCTCTCAGCAGCAATATCGCTGAGCATTTCAGCATAGCTCGCTTTAGGCTTGATCTTTTCTTCATCCTTACCATCAGATTTCTTTTTGTCCTTGCGGAGCATTTGGAAATCCTCTTTGGTAATTTTTCCGTCCTTGTTTTTATCAAGGGCTGATTTTTGCTTATCAGTCATTTCAGCGATGACTGGTTTACGAGGATAGCCTCTAACGGCGTCTCCTTCCACTTTCGTCTTAGGCGCCTTACCGACGTATTCGCCATCTTTTACCATCTCGGCCATCATTGGTTTACGAGGGTAGCCCCTCACGGCATCTCCCTCGACTTTCGTCTTAGGTGCCTTACCAACGTATTCGCCATCTTTTACCATCTCCGCCATTATTGGTTTACGAGGGTAACCCCTCACGGCATCTCCCTCGACTTTCGTCTTAGGTGCCTTACCAACGTATTCGCCATCTTTCACCATTTCGGCTACTATTGGTTTACGAGGGTAGCCCCTCACGGCATCTCCCTCGACTTTCGTCTTAGGCGCCTTACCGACGTATTCGCCATCTTTTACCATCTCCGCCATTATTGGTTTACGGGGGTATCCCCTGATAGCGTCTCCCTCCATCTTGGTTTCGGGTGGTTTACCAACATATTCGCCATCTTTTACCATGTTAGCATCTGACTCATTGCGAATATCGCCCTCGTCTTGCTTCATGTCCTTTTCAAGTGCAGCGATCTCAGCCTTAATGTTTTTAACGGCATCTTCGTGATGCTTAAGCATCTCCTTAAGATTTTCATGGGCAAGTTCCCGCTTATCCTTCGCGTCTTGGTCTAGCGTAATCCGCCTTTTTTCTTCTTGCAGATTAGAATAAGGTTTTCCAAATTCAGCCTTGGCTTGCTCTTTTTCAAAAACGCTAACTTCAAATTCGCCGTTTTTAAAACTTACTTTTGAATCAAGATTTTCTTTCATTACTGTGATAAAGGATTGCAGCGGGATAAACTTCTAAATTGTGAGTGTTAGATATATCTAAAACCTCGTCCAGAGTATCCAATTTTTGTATTTTGTTAAAATCCTTTACACAAGATTCAAGAGTTTCTACCCAAGATTCTTTATCTTTGGAGCAAACAATGGATTCACACAACTTTTCAAAAGCTTCAAGTTGAGCATCCGAAGCATTTTTGGCTTTGGAAATACCCAATTTCTTAAGCATTTTTGGTTTAGCCTCAGCAATAAACTTTTCTATTTGATATACGGTTTGTTGTATGTTTTCCCGAGAATAACTTGCCTCAAGTGGTATTCCTGTAGTTCCCTCGGGTCTGCCAGCTTGGCGAGGAGTTGTGTTTTTTTGGGGAGGAGTGGCTGCTCCGCCTGCTCCTACCATTGGAACACCTCCAACAAGCGGGTTGTAGAAACCCTCTTCCCTTTGTTTGACAAACTGTCCTTGAGCGGGAGCAATGTCTTTGGCTTCAGGGAAACGCCCCGTATTAAACATGTCCATACCCTGCTGTGGGGTGAGAATACCTAATTCCATTAAACGTGTAGAAACTTTCATCAATTGGGTCTCATCCCTCATGTCTACGTCCTTCATGCGAACAGTTGGGTAAGACCTTAAGCCCAGTTCCCTAGACACCCTCTTGACCTCCCTTTGCAGAAAATCGTTAACAAATCCGTGTCTTGCCTCTTTGAGTCTATCAACAAAAATCTGCGCTTTTACTTGAGTAGCGCTATACTTCTCTTCACCAATAACGATATTCTGTAAACCTTGCCTAATATCCTCGTTAAGTATCTCGTATTTTTCTGGCCCCAAAACCCTGTTAAGCTCTGGAATGATAAATTCAGCCTTGGTTGTGTAATCGGAAACCAAAACACGCCCAACACTCTCGTTTTTGAAGAGGTTTTGCATCGCCTTTAAATTGTTCGCATTTATACCACCCTTATCAGGATCAGCGCCCATCGTTATCAGTAGAATTACATTCTCTACTGTTCTGGTTATAGCCTGATCCATTTTCTTCAACTCAAGCTTAGCGTTTATGTCCTCTAGCACAGGGAATCCGAAGGGGATAGCGAATGGCTCATAATCCTGCTTCTTGTAAAAAGAGTAGGATAACCTATACGGGTCAAGCTTTACCTTTACTCCGTCTTTATGGTAACCACCTCTTAGAATTAATTCTTTAACTTCAGGCTCCAAGCTATTAAAAATTTCTAAATCCTCTTCTGTTTGGGGATTCCGAAGTCTAGCCATCTCGTAATCAGAAAGGATTTTTTCATAACCATCAATGGCAAAGCTGGAGGCTTTTTTAGCTATAATGTCATACGGATTGAGTAAAATATAACGAAGTGGAATTTTATTAGAGGAGGGATTAATTGCGCCAACTTGATTCATTAACTTGGCATAATCTTCAGTTTTAAATTTACCATCAATTCTATAAAGAAACACGTTACCACTGCGATAATATTCTCTAAAATACTGGTCTTTAAGGTTTATTAAATTAATTTTCCTGAACCACTCAGTGAAAAATTCACGACTCTTTTTTGTTCCACCCTCCAAGTAAACGTCTGTATTCGTGAATTCAGCCATGATGTCAATGGCGTTTCTAAAAATAGCTACATTTGCATAAGCTTTTTGACAAAGCTCTATACCGTCTCGGGCGCTACACCCATCAGCGGCGTAGCTATAGGGTAGTAGGCCAACTTTAATGCTAGAAAATCTATCGTGCTGATTACGATAAGCTACTCTATTTGTGCGAGTGCCAGTTCTTGTGCCGACATCTAAATTTGTTCGTGCTTTGGCCACATCTGAATAAGATGCATCAGACGTATAAAACGGTTCACCCAATAGATCGGGTATTGTGGTACTAGCTGAAGGCGCAACATATGAGCCTTCTGACTGCTCGTTATCCTTTTCAAACTTTTTCCAATAATCAGACTTCTTATTATATTTTCTCTTAGCCATGGGATGTGATTTATATTACACCCCAAAGTTGACTTTCAACTTTTAAATGTTAAGAAATAAACATTGGAGTGAACGTAGAATGCGCTTGGTCGCCCTCATGGCTTTCCATATCAAGGAAAACACCAACCATCCAATTTCCAAGGACTAATGCCGAGTAGGAGTCTTTCCGAGCTTTATCAGCACCCTTTTGTTTTCTTAGGTTTGGGGGCAAATCAAAGCTTTGCGTTCCTTGAACCGAAGTTGTTACATGGACAAGAGCGCACTGCACCTTGATCAAATCCATCATGTCTTTTTGATGCTCAACGAAATCAATCATCCTCGCTCCAACGGCACTTGTCTCATTTGGGTCATTCCTTAGAAACTTTAATTCCTTAATTGGGATTCTGGCCTTCCTCTGGTTATTGTAATCATCATCCATAGCCGCCCCAGCAAAAAATATCTTCTTATGATCAAATGCTGCTTGCAAACTTTCATTTGCATATCGAATCCACTGGGAGCTAGGCTTTCTCAAGAAAACAAACTTTCTATTTGTTTTGTTGTATTGGTTTTTTAATTTTAATATATTTTTATTGTAATCCTGCGCTTTATCCAATTCCGCGTCAATTGCCTCCAACCTAAGGTTTTGCTTCTTGAATACCTCACTTTCATTACAAGAATTCATGAACTGCACCCCACCATTGTAGTCACCCACAACTGCAACGATATTGAAATATGTTAGCAGGTAAGCGGCATACTTGATATGTGTTTTTAAATTGGCTCCTGACAAGGCGTAGCTGTGAACCACCGTGCCTTTACGGGTGTCCCTATTTAATTTAATTAAAAGCATCGCGAAATCATCAGAGCTTTCACTTTCAGACCATGATGGGTCAAAGGCTAAAATATATTCATCCTGTGGATTGCCTATAACTTCCACACACTGCCCCTCTCCGTCTGGCAAAGTGCAGTCTGCCATTTTACTAACTTTAAAATACCCAGAGCTATCATCTGTGAATAAAGCTCCAAACTCCCTGTCGAATTGTGACTGACTCATGCTGGCCTGCGCCTGACTTATAAGGTTCTGGTCGTATAGCTGTTCGGGCGCACAGTCATAGCTAAAATGCATAATTGTTCTATGCGCTCCATCCTGCTTGTTCTCATTTAGTATGAGGCTCTCATACTGTTGATAGAGCTTGTAAAGGTATTCAAACTTATAAGATGCAGATGACAAACCTATGATTTTGTTGTTTGGCCATACACGCCTTTCCTCTTCTTTCATTTTTCCAGCCTCAATCAACTGGGTTTCCAGATCATGTATCTCCTGACGCTCAGTGGGGTTTTCCACTACAGACAGGAACGGCATAATCACCTCGTTATAAATCTTTTCGGGCATTAGCAACAACTCATCAATAATCATGCGTTGAAATCTAAAACCCCTGAGCTTTTCGCCGTCGCCCAGTGGTAAAGCGCGAATGCTACTCCTACCAATCTCCATAACCCACTCATCATTCATTTTTGAAGTTCGGGTAATGCACTGAGCAAAAAAGGTGGCCTTCGGGCTTTTTGATATCTCCTCTATCTTTTTGAAGATCATTTTTGATTGCCTAAAAGACTTAGACAAAATACCTATCTGCACACCTTGATTCAGAATAGCGTCTAAGAGCGCGAAAATGGCCGTAGAGAAGCTTTTGGACATTCCACGGCTCCAGATGCCCAAAAAGTAATCGGACTCCATCATGGCCTTTATAGCCATATGTTGAAAGGGGAATAATTTTACCCCAGTTAACAATTCAGAAGCAAATGAAGGATTTTCCCTAAGAAACTTATAAAGCAAAATTTTTGCCTCAGTTTCTTCTAAATACCCCTCTTTTTCTAAAACTTCTGTGTTTATATCTTTGAACCCTCGGTTCAGTTTCTGCTTTCCTGTTTCCCAAGCCATTTTTCTTAATCTTTTTATTCCAGAAGTATTGCAGGTCTACCCGCCAAAGTTTTTTGCCTAAAACAAGAATCTTTGGTATTAGAGTTACACTTTCGTCTCGGCATCCACTAAACACAAATTGACAGCAATCTGAATAGTCCGCCTGAATCTTTCTCATCTGGTGGCACACATACCCCAAATTAAATTTTTTATAACTAGCTCTGTTTTCTCTCTCGATGTCATCAAAAGCGCATTCTACAACTATAAACAAAAAACAACCTAAACTTCTGCATCTTTCTAATTCTTTTATAAATCTCGCGTAGCCGCCAGTTACAGTAGCACCAAAATCCTGGTAAGACTTTCGATCCACAAATGTATAATCATAAAGTTCTCCAGAAACGCCATAGTCCCCAACGTCCAGCTTCAACAACTCACTGTTCTTAAAGGACAAGGGCTGCTGCTCTCTTGTATCTATCAGGATGGGGGTTTTAGAGAAGTCGTTATTGAACTCTTTTGGTAGTTGCCCTGAGAGCATAGGCAACATACCAAACTTTTCGCAGGTAGCGCTATAGCTGCCGAATATCTCTTTACATATCTCCATATCAGGCAAGCCAGAGGTCTCTAGGTAGAGAGCGGGCGGTCCTGCTTTGATTTTTTTGGATGTGAGCTTATCTTTAATGGATTTAATCACAAAACTCTCAACTTCTTCCTTGGGAGCAGTCTTGCACCACTTCCTCATGTTTGATGCATTTAGAAATGAGGTGTGGAAGTATTGATCGTATTTCTTGAATGGAATTAGCTCACCAGTGAGCTTGTCCTTACGCTGAAAGTGTTTAACGTAGTAATCCCCTAGCAGCATATCATGTTTTTTGATATGTGCATGGAGACTACGCAATGAGCCAAACTCTTCTCCGCATTCTTTGCATTTATATTGCATCTTCTTTTGATATACCCAAAACTCTTGCTTTCCACTCGGACATGTTCTCTAGCCTGTCTGCTTCCTCTCGAACGGTTTGCTTTTGCATCTCAGCGATCTTAGCCATCGTTTTCCGTTCCTCTTCTTCTTGAAACAATTGAACAATAGAAAGAAAAGAAGCATTTTCCTTCTGTAACTTCTTCATTCTCTCACCGCGATCACCCTGAAGCTTTTTTGTTAGGTTCTCTATCCTACTTTCGCACTGATGATACTCAGAACTCTTGGCTTTGATGATCTCTGCTAGGCGAATAGACATTTCTTGCTGATCGTCAGCAACATCGAACATGTCGTTCAATTTATTAAGGTGAGAGCTAACTACCTCCAAATTAATAACCTCCTTGCAGACATTTAAATACAAATTAATTTCATCCGCCGTCAAATCAGGCTTATCCCAAGTCAAACGAACGAACTCATGCTCAAACAGCACCCTATCGTCCTCGTTGAGGTAATTGTTTATAATTTTTAGAAAACGAGAGTTGGAAAGGTTGATGCCCAACTTTTCTATGCAAATTTGCTTCTGTCTGTTAATCTTCGATTCATCTAAACCGATTCCAGTAGCGTCATTGATTTTTTTAATGATTCTGGACGGAGACTTAGGTGAAATGTATGAATGTAGCGCTCCACTATCTTGCGAAGGCAAAATGTCGGGATTGACTGAACGAATTTCTGACAAAACCGCTCTCTGCTCATTACTCAGTGGCGGCACAGTGCGGTCTGGAAAAACTATTCGGGCAATTTCCAGCGACGACAATCCATTTTCCGCCTGTTGCATGATGAATTCACGTTGTTCGCGTGTAAACTCTATATTTTCCGTCGGCTGGCGAGAAGTTGTGCGAAAATCGATAGAATTTTCAACGAGAAATTTTCTAACAGCCCTTCCTTGCCTAGACCTACCATCGAGGGTGTCATCATCGAAGCATTGGCGTGTCAAATCGATTAAGTCGGGAATACGAGAGGCATTCTCTCTTAAAAAGGTTTTTTGTTGTTCATTTAAATCCATCGGTTATAATGTCGTGTTCTTTTAGAATTTCTAAGGCCACCTCAAGGAATTTCTTTTTAAGGTTCTTAACCTGCCTGTATCCCAGCTTCCTTTTTTGTGGGGAAATTTTGTAACCCATATACTTGGCAACGTCTTCTTCATTTTTGTCCTCGAAGTATAACATTCGATAAGCAATGTAATGAGTGGGGCTTAGTTTGATCTCCATGTAAATATCCAGCCTCTTCAGTGATGTATCGAAATCAAAGTCTGTATATTCCTTACTATTGACCTCTGTGTGAAAGTCTTCGGTGGAAAGCGGTATCTTTAGCTCTAAACCTGATTTTTTGAATTTGGCCCACTTCGCATAAAGGTCACATGTCGTATCTTGTTTTTTTGTGCGTGTATGGGTGCAAAAATCTCCGTGAGCGTATTTACAGTTTGTACATGGCTTCACATAGTTCCCGTAATGATTACGAATGAGATTGCGAAGCTGGTTGGAGATTATTCTACCAATCCACGGCTCTAGCGGGCGCTCTTGGTCCCACATGTGCCATTTCTTCGCTATGTGGGTTTTGATGATCTGTTCGACATCTTCAAAGTCGAACCACTTTACAGCATTAAGTCTCCACTTAGAACGTTGTTTTTTTATAGCAAGGTCGATGACATCAGAGAAATCTTCGTAACTGTATTCACTCTTTCTTTTCATCAATGAATTCATTTACGGATCTAGGCCCCTTGCGTGGCCTATAATCTGGGGGAGTGTCTTTTCCCGCCAATGAACCCAAAGTGAAGGTGTTGTTACCATGAGCTTCATACTCTACTTGAATATTTGAAATAGAGGGTATGTTCTCAGCGTTGGTCTCGTCATCAGAGATTGCTTCTGAGCCAACTGGAGCATCAGGCTTTTTAGCACTTGAAATGCTATTTAACGCCTGCCCACATTTAACACAAAAATTAGGTTGAGCGTGAGCATACTCGATTTTAGTTCCACAGCTATGACAGAATAAATGGGCCATCGGTTCCTTAATATTTATAAAATAAATACTTACTTTTTCTAATTAAAATGTTAAAAACAAGTGACTTGTCCTGTGTATAAATAGCTGTTCGCCGCTTCCGCGTTGACGTTGCTCTTGTTATACTCTATTATATTACACTTGTTTATGAGATTCTAATTTAGAAATGATAAACTTTAAGATTTTACTCCTGACGATATCCTTTTGATTGAAGGAAAACGAAACGATTCCATTTTCTTTTGATTCTTCGTCCTTGAAAAGCTTGAACATTTCTTCGAATCCGCTTTTTCCATTTATGTCACTTTGCATGAAGTCTCCACAAATAACCAACTTGCTACCTTCTCCGATACGGGTAACGAGTGTCGTTAATTCCTTGAAAGTGAAATTCTGAGCTTCATCAGCAATAACCAACTTGTTATTCCAACTTGCCCCACGCATAAAGTTAATCGGAACCGCAGAAATCCTGCCCTGCCTTCTCAAGAAGTCCTTGTCACCCTCGAAAACGATTTCGTCGAGTTTGTCATACAGCGGCATGAGAAACGGGTTGAACTTCTCGCTTATGTCCCCTGGTAGGCTTCCTAGTCCCCTGTCGGCGCTTTCAGCTATGCTTCGGACATAAAGTAGTTCTCTATCGGCGTCGTCTGCCATCAGACGCAGGCAACCATAAAGAGACATATATGTCTTACTGGAGCCTGCTGGGCCTGATACAAACAGTATCTTGTTTTCGGGGTCAAGAAAAACATTAAGGAACCTTTTTTGTTTTGCGGTAAATTTAAACCGCCGCTCCTTAAACTTTATAGAATTGTGGAAATGGGGCCTTAGCTCTAAGGAGCTTGCCAATTTTTTGACTGCCATGTAACACCTATAGTTACACTTATTTATAAAATTATCTCACTTAAAGTGGCACTTGTTTCTAAAGTATCGCCGCCTGCCACAGAATAGCTTTCTTGGTGAACCTCTGCGCCCCCGCTAACAACTATTCCAGTCAGGTATCTTATTGAATCTCCTTTTGTTGTATTTAAGGCGATCCCAATATCATTTGTCGTTGTATCACCGCTGAAATTAATCAAGTTCTCTAATCCTGTGGAGGTTATTGTTGTTTGTGTTTCAATGCTATTTAATAGCACATCGGTTGCATTAATTGAACCCAATGTGAATACTGGGGTTCTACCATATGACCTTCTGTGTGTTATTGAAGCCTGAACAGAACCCACAACGTCAGTCATGTTTTCTACGCTGCAAGTGTGGCCATAAACAACTTCGTCCCCATCAAATGGGGGATCTTGATTGAATGGATTTTCGTATGGGTTAGGATCACCAGAAATCTCCTGCTCAGTGGCTGGATCTAAAGAAACAAAACTAACATCAACAATTACAGGCTGATAAGGCTGAATTGAAACCGTATAGTCTTGTAGGTAGCATTTATTGAAAACACCACTGCCAACTTGCACTGGGAAAAATCCCGCATCGTTTCCAGACAAGAATGCGTAACCGCTTTCATGAAAGGGCATATTGTTAACCAAAAGCGTTTGAAACGACAATTGCGCTGATAGCGGACCCCCTATGTTGTATTGGTCTGTTTGTAAAATCTCTTTACCCAACTTTCTGTTCGCAGAAGCTTGCGCCGCATATGTTAACGATACATTTGTTGCGGGTAGCATAGCCATTTGCTCGCTAGGCTTGGTTGGCTCGGAACTGTTTCTATGTCCCACATAAACAGGGAGATTGGTGTAACTTAAGCTCATTTACAACTATTACACTTATTAATGTTTTTGGGGCTATGGGCTTTTTTGTGTTTTATTGGTTTCCCGCAACGGTAAGGCCAAAGTTAGCCGTGGCATAGGAAATCCACACCATGCTCCAAGCATATTCGCTCTTAAACAGATACGCCAAGCCAACGACCGCATACATTACCCCAGCTATCGCTGGCAGAAGCTTTGTGATAAGATCAAGCGTCATTTGTAATTATATGGGCTGGATATTTTTTTTAAACAGCAAAGAAGATAACATGACCCCCAAAGACCCGTTCGGACAAATGGGTAGGGGTATGGGAATTGACAGAATGAGAAAACAGTCCCCCCGCGACTGTTATGATAATTATAACTTTTTTTTTCTTAGAAATGGGGGGGGTAAAAACTTGTCAAGTTTTTTTGTGTGACAATATTGTAACAATTAAAAGATAAATAACGCTTGCAATTCTTTCGATTGTGTGATATACTTACAGAGTAATAGGCAATTAAATAAGCCTTTTAATTCTAACTTAACTCACTACCTAATAATGAAAAACACAATGCTCGCTTCCTTCCCTTCCTTTATCGGTGACGTTCTCGGTAACGTCTTGCGCTACCGTCACGATGATCTCCCCGTTCTTGTCGCGCAACTTGTGCGCGATTACCCGCAGTTTCGTGCGGACGTTGTCGAGGAGGTCGTAAGCATGGCTTGCGATACTTCCCGCAATTCTAACTTCAGGGATAACCTCGCGCTTGAGCGTAACCCTGACGTTATGAACATCATGCAAATCTGCATGATAAAGCACTCAGGCAATGTCGGGTGCTAAACAAATAAAAATAATTCTTGACTTACATATAAATCTATCGTATAGTTACCTAACGTTATGAAAATGAAATCACCTGACACTACTCCGTTCTTCGTCCTGTTCGCTAAAAAGAAAACTAGCCGAGGCATTTCTGATGAGGTCTGCTTTGGTGGCAACTTCAGGCGTGAAAAGTGCGAGCGTCTTATCCGTAACCCGTTCTCTAAGATAGCCGAAGGCACTGCTCGCATCGTCGAGTTTCCTAGCAAGAAAGAAGCATGGAAAGCACACGGCGATCTACTCGACGTTGCTCATGGTCGCGTTACCTTTCCTTAATCATGCCTAAAGAAATACACGAAACCGTCAACAGCCTTTCACGCAATGATGAAAAGGCTATGAAGAAACGGCGCAGAAAAAAACAACGCCAACTTGATCGTAAGAAATCACAACTTGACTACTAACACCATGCAAACATACAGCAAAAAGAAACACAACAAAGAACTCAAGCGCAAACGCAAGCGCAAGATTGTGCGACTAGATAAACTGCGCCAGACTATCAGCAAGCGCAGACTTAGCAAGCCATGAAGCGAATCATCGAGACACCACAGGAACGCTTGCGCTCATGGGAAGAGATGCCACAGCCACGGCCAACGTGGGAAAGCTTCAAGCGTCTGCTCGCATCGTGTGGTAACGATGAGACGCTCGCCCGAAAAAAATGGAAAAAAAAACTTGACATCATGTTGAAAGACTAGCACTCATAACTACCTAAGCCTCAACGAGTTACGACGCGGGGGCCACCCGCGCGGTGTAACTCCTTGACAATCAACGACTTACGAGGGTTAACACGCGAAAAAAAAATGCAATAAAAACAAAAAAAGAACTTGACTTTTATCTCAGGGTATGGTATAGTTAGCCATGCTTACATCATATGACCTTGTTGTTTCCGCCCTTCGTTTCATCCGCCAGCCCGTCTCTAAGGCGGTGCGTTATGCGATGCTTGTCGATGCCTTCGACGGCGTGGCTGATGTGGATAACCACGTTATCCAGTGCGTTCTATCGCTGGCCTATGATGCGTGTGACGCAGGTGATGACCTGCGTGACTTCCGTGGCACTTGCGAGTTCATCCACAGGATGGCTTGCTAACCCCAAAAAATAATTCCTTTTTTCTCTTGACTTTAACCTTAGCCTGTCGTATAGTATAGCATGTTTCAAAATAACCTTTTCAAGTTCACCATCATTGAGTTCCAGCAAAACCCGCCCTCTTTGGGTGGCAACTATGAGTGTGGGACGGATACCCGCGTGTGCATCTCACCGTCACCTAAGAAGGCCATGGCCTTTCAGGGTGCTGTCACGCGCCGTTTCGAGGGTGAGGTTGGCTGTCCCGTCCTCCGCCAGCGCGTCTTCTCCAAGGGTGGCAAGGTGCTGTGGCAAAAGTGGGATTAAAAAAGTAAAAAAAATACTTGACACCGTAACTCCCTGAGTATCAAAGACTTAGGGCTGCGGGGCGGCCCGCGCGTCGTAACTCCTTGATAACCAACGACTTACACAAGTTAATACTCAAAGTCCTGTCAAGTAAAAAGTTAAAAAAGTTACACAAGCTATTACGCAAAAAACGTGTTAAGGCAAAAAAAACAATAAAAAGTGTTTGACTATTGTCTGAGGCTGTGGTATAGTTACCCCATGAATGACCTAATGAATACCATCGCCCTTTATATGTTCCTTGTCTGTGTTTATGCCGTGCCTGTGTTTGGCCTTGTTAGCTGGGCAAGCGATAAGATTCGCGGCGTATACCTTGGTAGCAGTGACCGATAAAAAACAAAAATAATTAATCTTTTCCCTTGACTTATACCTGAGCCTATGGTATAGTTACCTATAATCAACGTTAACTTAACTCTAAAAACTACCTATGCAATTCTCTATCTCAACTCTTACTGACCTGTTCCACAAGTTCCCCGCTTCTCACGCTTTCCGCACTGACAAGTTCCGCGAGGCTCTCAACGATAAAGTGGTGGACTACTGCGCCGCCGTTTCCCACCATGGCACGGATGTCATTCGCAAGTTCCTCATCCATGACGTTGAGTCCTCATGGATTGCCGAGTCTAACGGCGCGGCTGTCATCTCTGTCGATGTCGTGGAAATGGAGACTGGCGAAAATCGCCACATCACCATGCGTGTCGGCAGGATCGAAAAGATCAACGGTGAGCCTGTTGCCGAAGTGGTTAAGTGGGTAGGGTAAAGTTATGTTCAGCAAAAACATTCGCACCAATATCTTGATAACCGAAAAAATAAAAACGCCTAGCCTTAAGTCCATGCTCTCTAAAGTTCTCATTCTCATCTTTTTTATAGTCGCGCAATTAATACAATCAAAAGGTAGTGAGCAACGCATACTTGCCCAGACCATTCTCGCGGAAGCTCGCGGGGATGGTCGGGCGGGTATGTATGCCGTCGCCGCTTGCATCAAGGTCAGAGCGCAGAAAAGAAATCTTTCTTTTAAACAAGTATGCCTGCAACCGTATCAGTTCAGTTGCTGGAATAAGAACGACCCCAACCGTAAAAAAATGGATCTCTTGCTAACTCTACCACAGGCAGAATATGCTTGGCAGTTGGCTCGCAATATGGACAAGGTGAACACTGAAGTAATCAACCAAGCCGACCACTACATGACTATAAAGCTATGGAAGACTGGCAAGGTTAAGTGGGCGCGAGGTCATAAGCCTGTCGCCTTTTGGGGAGGTCACGCATTTTTTAAATTAAAATAAAAAAAAACTTGACACCGTAACTCGTTGAGCCTCAAGGAGTTACGGGGCGCGGGCCACCCCCGCGCCATAACTCGTTGACAGTGAAGGACTTACAGAAGTTGTTACTCGAAAAAAAAATCACCGAAACACAAAAAAACTACTTGACTTTTAAATCAACCTGTGGTATAGTTAGGCATGAATATGAATAACCTTCCTACCACCTTCGTCCTCACTGGAAACTTCGGCCCTTACGCGGCTGGCACTACCTTCTCA